TAGTATCTTCATCCTGTATATAAAGGTCGTCGTCATGAGAGAATATATATTGGCAATTGCTGAAGTTGGCTATTAGCCATCTTGGCCAGCAGTATAGGTTATTGCTGGAATTAATCTGCATATCTACGTCATATCTGGTTTTGTCTCTTGGGTTATTGTTCCACAAGAATATCTCTATTGGCACTGTCTGCCTTTTCAATTTTGCAATGGCATACTTCATCCCGTGTGGTCGGTTCCAATTTAGCAGAATAGCAGTTGCAGCATGTTGCATTTTAATTCGCTTTGCCTATGATTTCCCTAGCCACTGATTTGCCAGTTATGACACCAGCATAGTCCGGGTTACGCCACAATCTTGCTGTTCTGATTCTAGCTTCGTCACGTTTTTCTTCTGTCCACCCGGCTTTGCTACTACATGATTTGCATATATATTTATCTCTACCTCTCTTATATTGTTTATACACAGCCTCAATCTTCACTATTGATTGTTTTTGGCACGAATTACATAAGACAGCTGCTTGTGACTGAAGGATTCTATTGTGCTCTTCAATAATTATGTATGCGCACATTTGGCTCAGGATATGTTTTATGTGACTCATAGGATGGACAACATTCATCAATTTTAGTATTTTTGAATCTTATAGTATAAGCAAATATATAATGTTAATATTGCCAAACTATTAACCTCAATAAGGAGCAAATCATGGCACAGAAGAATTCGCTTCAAGGATTCAGCAACGCTGGTACCAGTGGCAATGGCAACCTGGCTGGGGTTCTCAAGAATCTCGGAAAGATGCTTACTACCAAGGGTGTCCGTCCTGTTGGCGGGGATGTTAAAGGCCACACTGGCGGCACTGGCCCTGCTAGCGGCGATCCAAAGATGAAGCCGATAGCGACTGGTAAGAGTGTCGGTGAGCATGGCGGCCAAGGGCCGAAGCATATGGCCTCGCATCATACTGGCGCCCAGCTCAAGACCCATGATGTTATGGGCAAGAGCGGGGTTGGTAAGAAAGACGTCCGGCGTATGCCATAATCTTATCAGGTGCAAATCTGATATTGATAGCAATGCAACATAGGAGCATAAAACATGGAAAAAATCAAAGCACTGCTTGAACAAATTGGCGGATCGCCGGAACTTGCTGATAAGATTATTGAAGCTCTCAATAATTATAAAGATAAAGCAAGAGAATCAATCAAGGAAGAGTACAAGAACAGACTCGAGAAAGCTAAAGAAGCTTGTCTTGAGGAAGTCGAAACTTACAAGAAGGAACTTGCCAGAAAGACCGAGATCTTTTTCGAGGCTAAAGCCAATAAGATTGAACAGCAGATTGCAAAGCAGGCCGCAGTGAAGGATTCTGCTGCCGAAGCCAAGCTTCAACAAATTGCCGCTCTTTTAGAAGGCGTTGAAGTAAATGGCAAAGGCAATAGCGCAGACATCGAATCTGCAAAGAAGCTTGTGAAGCAATTGCAAGAGCGTAAGTCGAAGTTGGAATCTCAGATTAAGACCCTCACTGAGAAAGCCAACCGCGCCCACGCAATCGCCGAGAAGACTCTTGAACGCAACCGCGATCTCACTAAGCAACTAAATGAGGCCAAGAAGGCCCAAGGGGCTATTAGTGAGGACAAGGACAAGGCCAAGAGTAAGGGCAATGGCGACGGAAAGGGCAAAAATGGTAAGGCTGCGAAAACTGGGAAGCCAGACAAGCAGCAAATAAATGAGGGTTCTAAGAAAGGGACTGCTACGACTACCCGTCGCAGTAGTCAGGATCAAATTTCGAAACCAACCAAACAGTCAGCAGAACCACCAGTGGCTAGTGGTGTGTCCCAAATGGGTGGATACTCTCCAGAAGCCATTGCCGCTGGGATGGAATGACACACTCGCATTTGTATAAATGCGACAAATAGGAGAATTACTCACAATGGAACATGTTAAACAAACCCAAACGTTGACTGAACAGTCTGACCCGCACAGTCAGGCCGTTCTCACCGAGAGCCGCAAGAATGCCAACGTCAAGAAGTGGGCGCCGGTTCTCAACAAGTGCAAGGAAGTGTCACGCAATAAGCTCGGGCTTATGGCGGCTATCCTCGAGAACCAGCACCAGGCTTGGAATCCCAAGCAGCGCAGTGTGCTGTTTGAAGATGTTACCACCACTGGTAACGTTGCCGACTTTACCCGTTTTGCCCTGCCTCTTATTCGCAAGAGTTATGCGCGGCTGATTTCGGACAACCTGGTTGGTGTTCAGCCCATGAGCCAACCGGCCAGCTTGATCTTCTACATCAGATATCGTTATGCCCTTTCGAAGGGCCAGACGGTTGCTGGTACGCAGATCATGCGTCAAAACACCAGCCAGACGTTCGCTCGTCAGAATGGTTGGGCGTTGGATCCATATTATAGCTCGCAGCAGGTTCGCGACGAGAATCTCTCGGTCAGCGCTACCACTGACGGCGCTTTGGTTAGTGGTACTCTCCAGCATCGCCCGATTCTTGCTGGCACTGTTGTTGTCAATGTCTTCCCAGAAGACCAACTCAATGAGCAGTGTGACTTCATGAATCCGCTTCTTCAGGTCACGTTCGATGCTGCTGGCAACCCGGACGTTGTGCTCCTGAAGGACGATAGCGATGTCACTTCAGGGCTGCAAGTGGATGAGTCCAACAGTAAGTTCGATTCGTCGGATGGCACTGTTGAACTCCATCTGACCGGCGGTTCACTCCCGAGTGGTGCATTTGCTCGTGCGAACTACGAATATGACCTGGAAGCCAACCCGTTCCAGCCAGAGTTGACTCTCAGCATTGACAGTGACTCAGTTGCCGCCGTTACTCGTAAGCTCAAGACCGCTTGGTCACTTGAGGCTGCGCAGGACCTTAAGGCAGTTCACAACATCGATGCCGAGAGCACCCTCACCGACCTTATGGCGGATGAGATGGTCGCGGAAATTGACAGAGAGATCATCAATGACTTGATCATCTCGGCTGCAATTCGCGCCCAGCACAACTTCGCGACTGCGGCTGGTGCGGCGGTCAACTTTACTGACCGCAACATTGCGTTGCTCTATAAGGTGCTTGAGGTTGCTAACATCATCCACAGAACCACGCTTCGTGGTCCGGCTAACTGGATGGTTACCTCGGCGGACATCAGCTCGAAGTTCGAGCAGCTGAATGACTTCCGTGGCTCGGACGCCCTCGTTGATGCGGGTCTTGATATCGGCATTATGAATGCTGGTACTATCCAAGGTAAACTGCATCTGTACAAGGATCCGCTGTTCCCCAACTGCAAGATCCTTATGGGCTACAAAGGCGGCAGTGTTCTCGACGCTGGATACTTCTACGCTCCATACATTCCGCTGCTCTCGACCCCGACGGTTCTCGATCCGAACTCGTTCACTCCAAACAAAGGCGTGATGACACGTTACGGTAAGAAATTGATTGAGGATGGCGGCCTATACTACGCGGCTATCAATGTGTCGAATCTGTAATATTTTGTAAGACAAATGCTACAGAACGATATAGAAGCCCGGCAAATTGCCGGGCTTCTTTTTTGCGCGGCATTACAAAGTATTAAAGACACGTCGCCAGCAATTTATAACAAATAGGAGCCATGTATGGGCAAACTCCCTTATGGCCAAATCAAAGAAATGGTAGAATCAGGCCATTCGATGAGCCAAATTGCGCAGAAGTTAGGTAAAAATGTGGGGTCCATATCTAATTTCTGCAAAAGAAATGGTTTAAGTAGTAAATATATTTCCGAACCCAAACATTTGCCATTTGATAAAATTAAAAATCTATATGAGAAAGGAGAGAGCTTATATAAGTTAAGTAAGGTCTATGGCACCCCTCCAGACACTCTTAAAAGGGGGCTGAAAAGGCGCTTTCCTGATATTTTCATAAGGGGTATGGATGATGCAAAAAGGCCAGATTTGTTAAATGATGCTGATGCGTTGGTTTCTGCCATGAAAGTAAAGTCCATTAGAAGAATAGCCAAAGATCTGGGCATTAGAGCAAATACCGTTTGTGCTGCTGTGAAGAGATTCAATCTACATGATCTAGTTAGAGATCAGACTGTTACTGACAAGCCTGAAGATATAAAACTCCTATATGAATCTGGATTGAGTCTTACTCAAATTGCAAACACTTATAACACCTACCCTACTACTATTAGCAATATAATATCAAGGGTTGGAGGGAAAATGAGGAAAAGTGGTGGTGTGCGAAGACCTTCTAAATATGATGAACTAAATGATAGAGATTGGCTTTATGAGCAATATCATACCAATGACCGTTCGATGGCCTTTATTGCTCTTTATTTAGGCACCACTATCGGCAATATATCTAATGCCCTCGACAAGCACAATATACCAAAGAAGTCGAAGAGAGATGTGTATTCGAAGCTCAGGAGGTTAAATGCAAAGAAAACAACGATATCCACCAAGTGGGGAACTTGGAAATTACAAAGTCAAAATGAGATTGACTTCGTTAAATCGTTGCCATCATGCCATATGGATGTAAAATATGAGCCATGTGTGTTGTCATATCATGATTCCCAATATGTCCCTGATTTTTATGTCGATGGTGATTATGTGGAGATAAAGCCGCCAGAACAATCTGTGTCACCTGGGGTAGACAGACAAAAGTTCATTAAACAATTATTGATTGCCAGACACAACAATGTTGTTTTAAGAACGTGGTATGATGGCAAGTTTAGAGAATATGATGATATTTCTGATTTAGATATTTATTTTGCGCTGAATTGGAAATTGTTATTTGATGGCCCAAATCAATGTTTCGAATTTTTATCCACGTTTGGTTTTAGACCAATACAGTGGAATCGAGATATGCTTCTCAACGGATTGAAATCATTGCATCGGGTGCCTGAAGATAAATTACTAAATGCTAATTATCCGTCAGAGAGAGTTGTTAATTTAATAAGACATTTTAATCCTCATTATTGGTCGTCATCACACAAAGGCTATATGTCTGTCTGCGATGCTTTTCGAGAAGGCAATTTGACTGTTCTGAAAAGGTCCATTCAATGGTTATGGAAGAAGACCAGAGGTGTAAATATATATGGTTTGTATAAGATGATAGTAAAATACAACAAGGATTTCTCACTAGTCAGTATTTTCAAGCCATGGATAGCTAGGTACGTATATCAACAGTTGCTTCCTAATGGTGGAACAATCGTGGACCCGTGCATGGGGTGGGGAGGTAGATTTCTCGGAACTGTTGGATATGATTATGAGTATATTGGGTATGATTTGAACAGCAATTCAGTAGAATCAAATAAATCGCTAGCTAAATTTGTCGGTGCCGCGTCGGTGCATAATCCTATTTTAATGCAAGCAGACGCATCTGGCATTGACTGGCCTGATGGTGATTTGCTATTCACAAGTCCACCATATGATGACACTGAATATTATGATGGATTGGAAACACAATGCCGTGATACTGCTGGCATTTATGATAATATTATGAAGTTCGGAGGAATTGTTGCATTGAATATTCCGAAAAGACATAGAGACAAATGCATCGAGATAGCGCAGAGGCATGGACGCAAAGTGCTAAATGAATTTCAGATGAAGACTGTAAATTTTATGGGAGTACGTGAGTCTGCGTATGAGCCGATAATTATATTTAAATAGTGCATCTGTTGTCTATAGTCTTTGTACTTATAATCTTTATCGCTTGTCCTGCCAGAGAAGTGATTTAGTGCTTTATCCACATTTTCAGGCGCTGCATAAGAGTGCTTCCGCTTCTCCATAATGCTGCGAATATGAAGATCGGATCATGCTCGATCATAACATATGTTTGTGATCGTATTTAACTGACATGGCTGTGTGGGTTACTAGGGATGGCCAGTCTATAGAAGTGTCCGATATGGATGATCGGCATTTGGTTAATGCTATAAAATATATGAGAAGACGCATGATAAAGGAAATTATAGAATGGAAAAATTATGGATTAAATTATAAGATAAACGATATGGCTCCTCCTATTTATCACGAGATGGTTGAAGAGCTTAAGGATAGAGTTGGCAGAAACGAAACTAAAGTTGGGAATGATTCTGATAAAGATGGCGAGA